GTCAGCGTCCGGCCACCGCGATCCGGCGCGCCGGATCGGGCGCCAGGCGAACGCGCGCGCGCGGCGGCGCCGCCCGGTCGGGACCGCGCCACTCGATCGCGAGGACGCGGCCGCTGGCGTCGCCGATCGCACGCGAACCCAGCGCCGCGCCGCCGGTCATGCCGCCGCCTCCAGCGCCGCGAGCCGCGCCTCCTGCGCCGCGATCAGGAACAGCGCGAGCTGGTCGGGGCGGATGCCGAACCGCTCGCCCGCCGCGCGGACGATCCGTCCCTCGGCGTCGCGCTCCTCCGCCCAGCGGTCCCAGCACAGAAAGGCATGGCGGCTGGTCGGATCGGCCCCGATGCCGACCGGATCGGCCAGCCCTTCGTCGGCCATGATCGCCCACACCGCCTGCGCCCGCACACCGAAATGCAGCCGCGCGCCGTCCTCGCCCTTTTCGGCGACCGCGTCGTTCCATTGATAAAATCCGAGTTCGGCCGCGATGCGCTTCGCCGCCGCCATCTCGGCCGGGGACGGCGCGCCGCGCCAGGTCTTGTCCCGCGCATCCGACGTGTTGATGGCGCCGGTCCCGGCATAGACGACGGACCAGCGGTGGGCAGCAGCCCCCAGCGGTTGGCCATTGTCCGCGCCGGGGGACACGATGCCGCTCTGAAGGACGCGGAGATGCACATTGCCCCCGGTGACGATCCACGCGCCGCCATGGCCCGCCAGGATCGCGTGGGGGTTGCTCTCGCTGGCGGGTTTTGCCCATTTCAGGCCATAGACAGGGACTCTCACGCCGTCGATGGTCGCCGGATAGAACTCCGAATATCCCAGCAGGGCGCCCACTGTATCGGTTGACATGGGGAGCAATATGTTGCCGTTTGCAATCGTCAATTTTTCGGCTGGCGCGTCCGTTCCGATACCGAGGCTACCTGCGGCGGTCAGCCGCATCCTTTCGCTCGTGTCCGTGATGAAGCGGATGCTCCCGCCCCACCCGGGCGAACGTCCGACCGAGATGTTCAGCTCGCCCGTCGATCCGCGAGCGGTGAACGACGCATCGTGCGCGCCGTTGGTGACGATCTCGATCCCGCCCATCTGCTCCGAAGCGGCGGGCGCGATCCGCATCCTCGGCGATCCGCCGGCCAGTTCCAGCAGTTGTGCCGGACTGGCGGCGCCGATGCCGACACGGCCGTCCGCGCCGCGCCGGACGAGCGCGGCGAGCGGCAGGTTCACCCACCCCGCGCCGCGCCGCACGGTCAGCAGGTCGTCATCCGCGCCGGTCGCCGCCGCGGGGTGCGCCGTCGACAGCGGCTGCTTCGCGGCGATCGCGGCGGCCAGGGCGTCGTCGGCCGCATCCAGCGCCGCGACCGCCGTGTCGTGCGCCGCGAACCAGCCGGCGCCGACGGTCAGCGCCAATGTCTTCAGTCCCGGCGCGAAATCGACGCGGCCGCCCCCGTCCGAAGAAGCGGCGACCGCCTCGCGCACCAGCCGGCCGGCGGTGTCGAGGCGGCCGGTGCCGACCTCCCACTCGCCGGACTGCGCGATGCCCGCGATGGCATAGTGGAACTCGGTATCGGCGGGCACCGCGTCCGCGAAGCGGCGGTGTCCGGGCACCGCGCCGGTCGGCGTCAGCGGGCCGGTGCCGCCCTCGTGGCACAGCTCGCGCACCAGGTCGGCGAAAAAGGGGGTCGGCATGGCAGCGCCATCCTTTCCAACAGGACTCCGTCCCCTCGACGGAGGAGGGTTGCAGCGGCAGGGGATGCAGGCCGCCGGGGGGCGGCCTCGAAGCGTAGCGCCCGGCCCCACCCCGAAAGGGTTGGAGGGCAGGAACCGGGCGCCCCTCGCACGCGGGCCGATCAGCTCGCGGCGAATTTCATCAGCTTGATGGCGTTCGAATCGATGATCGCGCCGCCGACCCGCTTGGTTGCATAGAAATGCACGAAGGGCTTGTTGCTGAAGGGATCGCGCAGGATATGCGTCTCGCCACGGTCGGCGATCAGATAGCCGGCGCGGAAATTGCCGAAGGCGATCGACGGGCTGTTCGCCGCGACGTCGGGCATGTCCTCGGCCTCGACGACCGGATAGCCGAGCAGGCTCGCCGCCTGGCCCTCGACCAGCCCCGGCTGCCACAGGAAGGCGCCGTCGGTGGTCTTGAACTTGCGGATGCGCGCCAGCGTGTCCGAATTCATCACCCAGCAGGCGCCGCCGCGATAGGGCGCGCGCAGGCTGTGGACCAGTTCGACCAGCTTGTCCTGCGGGTTCGACGCCGCAAAGCCGCCCGCCGCGCCGGAGGCGACGAACTGCAGCGTCCCGAACGCCCGCGCGCTGTCCGCCTCGTTCGTCGCCGCATAAGACAGAAAGCCCTTCGGTCGGTTCGTCCCGTTGCCGGACACGAAGGCCGCGCCCTCGGCGACCGCGAACTCGCGCGCGATCTCGTCGGCCAGCCAGTCCTCGACGTTGAACATTGCGTCGTCGAGCATCGCCTGGCTCGCCGCCGGATTGGCGTAAAGCTCGCCCGACGGCGGCGCGATCTCGGCGAAGCTGCGCGTCCCGGTCCCGGGCCGCGCGTCGGTTTCGCCGACCCATCCCGCGCCGGTCGATCCGGTCGCGATCAGCTTGCGATAGCCGCTCGTCCCCGTCTGCACGACCGTCGCGATGCCGCGGATCGGCGACAGCGATTTCAGCGTCGCCGCGATCGCCCCGTCGATCTCGCGCGGCACGGCATAGCCGCCCTCGCCGCCCGACGCCCCCGACAGGCTCTTCATTTCGACCCCCGCATCGATCCCGCGCCGCAGATAGCGGTCGACGAAGGCGTCGCGCGCCGGATCCGCCGCCTTCGCCCCGTCGAGCGGCAGCCGCGCCGCCAGCACCGCATCGAACGCTCCCTCGAGCGCGTCGGCCTTAATCTCCATCTCGTCCATGCGTTTCACTCCTTCCATGAATCCACCGCGATCACCTGCGCCAGCGGCTGCATCGGCTGCGCGACGAGGCTGATCTCCGCCAGGTCGAGCGCCAGCAGCTCGCGCGGGTTCGCGCCCCGCGCGCCGCGCACCCGATATCCGAACGACAGCCCGGTCAGCGCCCCGCGCGCGACCAGCGCCGCCGCGGTCGGGTGCGTCACCCTCGCGACGACGCGCAGCCCGCGCGCATCCTCCGCCAGCATCTCGATCGTTCCGACGAGCGCGCCCGGCCGGTGCTGCCACAGCAGCGGCACCGCGCGCCGCGCGCGCAGGCTCGCCGCGAAGGCCCCGGCGCGCACCACGTCGCCGCCGCGGTCGACGCGGTCGAACACCGACGCATAACCCGCGAACCGTATCCCCCCCTCCCGCAGGCGGGAGGCGGCCGGGGGGTGGGCCTGTCGAACGACCCCACCCCTCACCGCAGCAGCCCCGGCAGCCCCAGCTTCATCGCCAGCCCCACCAGCAGCAGCGCCAGCAGGCCGCGCACCGCCCAGTCGACCGCCGCCTTCCACGCGCTCGTCTTGGCGTCGCGCCACGCGCCGAGCAGCTGGCGCAGGTCGCCGATGTCGTCGCGCGCCGCCGCGTCGGCGAGCCCCAGCCGCGCCAGCGCCCGCCGCGCGCCCAGTTCGCTCGCCTCCTCGACCACCGCGCGCAGCAGCGCCGCGTCGGGCGCGCGCGTCCCCGCCAGCGCGATCAGCCGCGCCAGCGCCTCTTCCTCGTCCATGTCGTATCTCCGGCTAGTCGACGCCCAACAGCGCCTTCTTCTCCGCCGCGGTCAGCCAGTCGGCCCCCGACACCTCGCGCCACAGCGCCATCCGGTCGGCGGCCAGCGCCGGCACCCGGTCCATGTCGACGCGCAGCTCGGCGCCGCCGAACCAGCCCGCCAGCCCCTGCGATACCGCGCCCAATATCTTCGCGCACAGCGGCAGCACGGTCAGCCGCCACAGCGCGCGATTGGCCTCGCGATAATTGGCGTAGGTCGCGTCGCCGGGCAGCCCGAGCAGCATCGGCGGCACCCCAAACGCCATCGCGATCTCGCGCGCCGCGCTGTGCTTCAGCTCCAGGAAATCCATGTCGGCGGGCGACAGCGATAGCGCCTGCCACTTCAGCCCGCCCTCGAGCAGCAGCGGCCGCCCCGCATTCGCCCCGCCGGCAAAGCTTTCGGCCAGTTCCTCGCGCAGCCGGTCGACCTGCTCGGCCGACAGCGGCATCCCCTTGTCGCCCGGATCGTGGATCAGCGCCCCCGACGGCCGCGCCGCATTGCCCAGCAGCGCCGCATTCCATTTCGCCGCCGCATTATGCGCCGCGATCGCGCCCTGCGCCGCTGCCAGGCAGCCCGCGCCATAATGATCGTCGAGCGGGTGCAGCGCCTTGACATGCACCACCGCCGGCCGCCCCGCGCCGTCCTCGGCGGGCAGCACCGCGGCGCATCCGCCCGCCTTGTAGCGATAGGCGACCGGCCAGCCGCGCCCGTCGGCCTCGACCGTCACCCGGTCGGGGCGCAGCGCGAACAGCTCGGCGGGCGCGCCCGCGCCGTCGGTCAATATCTGCACATAGCCGTTGCCGTGGAGCAGCAGCTGCGACGCCAGCGTCTCGACCAGCCCCTGCCCGCCCGATGTCGCCGTGACCAGCGCCAGCAGCGCCGGGTCGCCCGCCGCGATCGGCGCCGCCCCCGCCGCCTCGGCGACCAGCCGCACCGACCGCTGGACGATCGCATTGCCCAGATAGCCTTCGCGCACCTGCGCCTCCCACGACAGCGGCGCCGGCGCGCTCCACGTTCCATACACACGCGACAAGGCGGGCCGCACCGTCGACGATGCGGCCTTGCGGCCAAACCAGTTCATGCTTGTCTCCTCGATGGGCCAGCCGCCACACCGCAAGCCCCACTCTCTCCCCTTCAGGGGAGAGATACGCAGGCTTGCGAGCTTGCTCGCTAGCCGAAGTTGAGAGGGGCCGGCGTGCGTGACTCCCCCTCTCCCAACCCTCTCCCCTGAAGGGGAGAGGGCTTTGATCAAACCCTGCGGACCCCCGGCGCGCGCCCTTTCCTCATCCGTTCCAGCAGTTCCGCCAGCGCCCACACGCACGCATCGGCCCGGTCCGGCGAACCGCCCGGCCCGGCGTAGCCGCCACCGGTCTGGAACCCGCAAAGCTGGTCCTCCAGCGCCGGGAACGTCCCCGCATGCGCCACCTGCCCGCGCTCATAGGCGAGCGCGACCGGCTCCGCGCGGCGCGCCTTGCCGATGCTCGCGTGCACCGCGGCGACCGGCAGCGCGACGTCGGCCTGCGCCAAGGTGCTCGCCACCATCTCGCCGCCCATATTGCTTTCCGCGACCACCCGGTCGGCGCCCCAGCGCGCCGCCGCGGCGGCCACCGCCTGCGCCCAGACGTGTGGCGGCGGGGTCTGGACGCTCGCATCCTCGACCACCGCCAACCGCCCGTCGCGCAGCAGCGCCGCGACGACGATCCCGCACGCATCGCCGGTCGAGGTCGCAGGCGGATCGACGCCGATGACGACGCGCCGCGGCTTGCCCAGTCCATCCGGATCGACGCGGCAGCGTTCGATCAGCGCGCGCGTCCACAGCGCGCCCTCGACATCCTCGACCAGCTCGCCGTCCAGTTCCTGCCGCCCCAGCCGCGTTCCGCCATAGACCGTCTGCATCGCCTCGACGAAATTCGACGGCAGATAGGCGTTCTGGTGCGTGCCGCCGACCGTTTCGGCGAATCCCGGCAGTGCGCGGATCGTCCGCATCAGCGCGGTCGGCCGCGGCGTCGTGGTGATCAGGATGCGCGGCCGGTCGCCCATCCGCATCCCCAGCACCAGATTGTCCCACGCGGTCGCGCCCCGGTGCCATTTCGCCAGCTCGTCGCACCAGGCGACATGATGCTCGGGCCCGCGCAGATTCTCCGGCGCCGCCGCCGAATAGAGCGTCGCGATCGCGCCGTTGCCGAAATGCAGCTCGCGAACCCCGTCGCGCCAGTCGGGGCTTTCATGCCCGCGCGCGACCGCCAGCAGCCCGCTCGGCCCCTCGATCATCACGCGCCGCCCGTCGATCTCGTTCGCCGCGACCAGCGCGATGCGCGCGCCCGGCATGGAGCGCGCGCACTCGCTGATCCATTCCGCCCCGGCGCGCGTCTTGCCGAAGCCGCGCCCGGCGCGGATCATCCAGATGCGCCAGTCGCCCGGCGGCTCGCATTGCCCGTCCTGCGCCCAGCCGTGCCAGCGCTCGATCAGCTCGCGGCGCTGGCCCCAGGTCAATCCCCGCATCACGAAGCGCAGGTCGCGCGGCGACAGCGCGGACAATTTCTCGAGCACGTCGCCGACGACGTCGCGATGCGCCTGCCCCATCCGCCCGATCCTCCCTCACCGCTCCCCGACAGGGGAAGAAATGACCCGCCATGAAACGCGATCCCCTCCCGCCAACGAGAGGGGAAGAATAGGCGGCATGAAGCCTGCCCGTCCCGTTCTGCCCCGAAAGAAGGGAGATCATGTCGATTGCAAACAGGCACCGGCC